TTCTACAATGTATGGAGAGGACGAAGAAGGCGATGATCCTGCTTATAGTTTAGAGGATATCGCAGAAAAGCAAATAGAAGAGATAAGAGCATTTGTCAGATTGGTCTTATTGGAGAATCAATGAAAAAGAAGCACAATTTTTCCGTTCGCCACAATCCTAGAAAAGCGAAAGGCTCTGTGCAAGAGCAAAACGATAGATTAATTCGTATTTTTAATAAAAAATTCAAAAGATCCGGCATAGTTAAAGAATTGAGGGATAAACAATATCCGTTAACTCGTGGGATGAAAAGAAGAAAAAAAATCGCTGCAGGGAAAAGAAGAGCTAAAAAAAATAAGTCTAAGTAGGGTCGTTTAATAATTACACGTATAATTAGAATCAGTAGTTTGGAGAAACTTTATGAGCAAATTATTTAAGGATGCTCTCGATGATGCAAAAAAATTGAGAGAAATAGCGGAACAAAACGCTACAAATAAAATTATAGAAGCCGTAGCTCCACGTATAAAGCAATTAATCGAAAATGAGTTAATGGACGATGAAGATTACTCTGGTGATGACATCCCAGAAGATATTGCTATGTATGATGAGCCTGCCGGTGACGATCTACCAGAAATGGCAGCCGATGATTTGGTTTCTGCCGATGCTGCAGTTCTTCCTTCTGAGGAAGCACCACTCGATGCTCCTTTGGCAATTGATGGTGTTGATGATGTTGCTATAGAGCCAGAGCCTACAGAATTTTCATTCGAAAAAGATGGAAAACAAGTTAAAGTTTCTGTTACTGTTGAATCTGGTAAGAAACAAAAAGTTTTAGATGTCAGGAAAATGAGTGTCTCCACCCTTTTAAGAGCGCTCAATGAAACTAAAAGCACTAAGATCCGAAATGCTGTTGCAAGACAACTTTTGGAAATTAGGAAGAAACTCATAATTATGAGTGAGGCTGGTGATAAAAACAGTCAAACTAAACTGAATGCTCTTAATTTACTTTTACAGGAGAACAAAATAATGAGACGCAAAAACACAAGTCGCCGGCTCAGTGAAAGTGCTTGGTGGCTCTTAAAAGAAGAAGATGAAGACATGGACATGGGTGGTGAGGAAGAAGCTGCTGAAGGTGGAGATGAAGGAGATGAAGGTGGTGAAGAAGCCGCTGACGTCGACGTTGACGCAATCACTTCAGCTGTTCAAGACCTGGCTGCCGCACTTGACATGGAAGTTGAAGCTGCCGACGAGGGTGGCGAAGACGAAGGTGACGACGAAGGCGATGATGAAGAATTCGACTTTGATGAAGCTGATGAAATGGATGAAACCTATGAAATGGATGACATGGACGAGGAAGATGAAATGGACGAAATGATGAAGGAAGAAGATGAGATGGACGAAGAGGACGAGATGGACGAAGCCGATGAGGATGAAGTCATGGAAATCTCTGAGTCAATGCTTCGTAGAGAGATCGCTCGAATGACTCGTGGAAACAAGCCTAACCGTCGTTCTAGAAGAGCTCGTCGTTCTAACAGCCGTTTAGCTGAATCTCGTCGTCGTAGACTTGCTCGCAGACGTCGTCTTGCTGAAATGGGTGATCCCGTTGCTGCAATGCACGGTGGTGCTGATGAAGTCATCGAAGTCACAGAAGAAGATTTAATTAACGCATTGGCTGAGGAGCTTGGAGATTCTGCAGGTGCAGAATTAAACATCGATGGTTCCGGTAGCGCAGCCGCTGCAGCTGATCAGTTCGGCGGTGGTTCTGCACAAGGCGCTCTTGCTGAGAGAAGAAGAGCACGCCGTGCACAGCGTCAGCTTGCTGAAGCTCGTAAAGAAGCTAAGCTTCTCAAGAGACAAGCCGCTGCAGCTAAGAAAGAATTGAAAGAATCTAATCTTTTCAACGCAAAGTTATTGTATGTTAATAAGTTAATGCAAAGTTATGATCTTAATGTTAAGCAACAGAGAGCAATTGTTGAGGCGCTAGATAATGCCAAGACGCTCCGTGAGGCTAAGTTGCTTTACACAACCTTAACCGAATCACTCAAGAAAGGTCGTCGTACTAAGGGCGGTAAGTTGACCGAGGGTGTTTCTAGAACTGGTTCCGCTAGCAAATCTGTCCGGTCGTCAGCCCCGGCCAACAATGGTTCAGAGCTCGGAAGATGGGCAGTTTTAGCCGGTTTGAACAAATAAGCCCCCTAAACTCAACTTGACTATAAATTGGAGAAAATAAAATGTCAAAATTTACTTTAGATCAGTTGACTGAGGGCATTAAACAACGACATGTTGGTGCTCAATACCGTCGACTTACCGAGAAGTGGAACCGTACGGGACTTCTTCGCGGTCTTGAAGGACAAAAGCGTGAAAACATGGCTGTCCTTCTTGAAAACCAAGCTGCTCAAGCTCTTCGTGAGTCTTCTAGCTTAGGTAGCGGAACTGCTGCAAACGCAGATATTCGCGGATTCCAAAACGTTGCTTTCCCAATCGTTCGTCGTGTATTCGGTGGATTGGTTGCGAATGAAATCGTTTCTATTCAGCCAATGAGCCTTCCTTCTGGACTGCTCTTTTACTTAGATTACACCTACGGTACTGAAGTTGGTGGTGTTGCCAGTGGTGACGGCCAATATTCAGCTGGTGCTTCTATTTACAACAGTCCTGCGGGCAAAGGCGTTCGTTCTGGGTCTCTTGGAATTGGTGGTCAGTATGACCTTGCTGGTTCTGGTTACTCTAGAAAGCACGTTCAAAACGATGGTCACTTGAACCTTGATGGTGGTGGTCTTGGTGGTTTCGGTTCTTTCGACAATGATGGAAACTTTGTTTCTGGTTCTGTCGTTCCTTCCGGTACTGCATTGACTGGTGCTGTTGGTCGTCACTTGCAATTCGATACTCAGCTTGAGTCTCTTATGGCTAACGGTGATGATACTGCTCAGTTTGTTATCATCCCAACTGGTGACCTCACCGGTTCAACTACTGGCGTTTCTGCTGACTTAACCATGATCAAAGACATTGCACTTGTTGCTGTTGACGGAGCCCATGGTGCTGGTGTCACTGATCCTGCAACCTTGAATGTTCAAGGCGGTGCTGGTGTTATTAACATTCGTCGCTTGAATACACGTGGTAACCTTGCTTCTGGTGGTGGTTTCACCCCTGATCCTCTTGGTGGTACTCACGTTCTTATGGTTGTTATGAGAGATGGTGCTGACGTTAGCTTGACTTCTGCAAACACAGATGTTGCACTTGGCGTTACTTTCGTTCAAGACGACACCTTGAGTGCTGATTCGACCGGTTCTATCGTTGTTCCTTCTTTCGAGTCGGACTTCAGTGTTGCAACTGCTGGTGGTGCTGATAACTCAAACATTCCAGAAATCGACATCAAGATCGAATCTATCGCTGTTACTGCGGTATCCCGTAAGTTGAAAGCCAAGTGGTCTCCAGAGCTTGCTCAGGACCTCAACGCTTACCACTCGTTGGATGCTGAGGTTGAGCTTACTCAGATTCTTTCTGAGCAAATCGCTCTTGAACTTGACCGTGAGATCCTTAACGATCTTCTTACTCAAGCTAACGGCGCGAACTACTTCTGGTCACGTTCACCAGGTAAGTTTGTTGACAAGGAACTTGGTACTACTGTACAAAGAACTTCTTCGTTGCATCCTGGTCCTGCGTTTACCGGTACTGTTCGTGAGTGGTACGAGACTCTTGTTGAGACCATCATTGATGCTGCTAACGCAATCCACCGTAAGACCCTTAGAGGTTCTGCTAACTTCATCGTCGTTGGACCTGATGTTGCTACGATCCTTGAGTCTTCGGTACTGTACAAGCCTGTTTACAGCCTTGACGGTGACGGACAAGCTTCTGCAATGACAATTGGTGCAGACAAAGTTGGTAACTTGAGCAACCGTTTCACGGTTTACAAAGATCCTTACTTCCCACGTAACAAGATCCTTCTTGGCTACAAGGGTGGAAGCTATCTTGAAACTGGATACGTCTATGCTCCTTACGTGCCTCTGATCGTCACTCCTACTATCTTTGCTCCAGAGGACTTCACTCCTCGTAAGGGTGTTATGACCCGATATGGTAAGAAGATGGTTCGTTCTGACTTCTACGGTACTGTTACCTGTATGGATATGAACGTCATCTAATCTTCGGATCGATGACTAATCGAAAGGGGCCAACTTTGTTGGTCCCTTTTTTTTATAAAAACACTTAATTTGATGTACTATTTGATTGCTTACGAATAATTAAAGTTAAGCCCCTAGCATGGACATAAGGCGGACCCCACACGCTCGCTAGGGAATCATGTGGACAAACTCAAATTCTTTAAAGGAGAAAAATTATGCCAAAAGTAAGTTATTCAAACGCAAAAGGACTTCATCAAGAGTCAGGAAATGGTTTTTTACCACTGGGTGGTGCACTCGGAGAAACATTGGGTCTCGGACAAATTAGAACCCAAGCTTTTACAATTGATATGACAGCCTATACCGGTGGTGATACAACCTTTGGTGACGGCGACGTCCTCCAACAGTTGGGTTCCCTCGACGTATCAGTTCCAACTGGGCTGACTGCAACCAAGATCGTTATTTCTGACGTTATTGTTAACGTTACAGAAACTGCTGGTACTACTCTTGCTGCTCAACTTAGCTTGAGTGCAACTAGTGGAACAGCTCAAAACGCAGCAGTCAGTAGTGGCACCGAGGTTGTCGGTGCTGGCGCGACTTATCGTAACGGCCAAGAAATAACTGTTGGTACGGAAGCAGACTTAAATCTTAACACTGCTGCATGCACACTTTATTGCCCCAATGTGGCCGCTGCTATTGCTAGCAAACACCTGTATCTTGTAACTTCAACTGCGTTGGCAGCTACACCTTCTCAAGGTGCTGCAAACATTGTGGTCAAATACTACGTAATTTGAAAAAATATTAATTATCAACCAATTATTCCACCCTTCCAGCAATGGTTGGGTGGTATTTTTTTGTGATAAAACTAGTTGAGCCGCATAATTAATAACTGATACCTACTCATAAAGGAGAGAAAAATGGCAGGAACAACTACAAAAAGATCGGTTTCTAGCAAACCTTCCGCAAAAGCAGCAGCTTCAAAGGAAGATCCAAGAGTAAAAGCCCTCGAGGCAAAAGTTGCTGAGTTAGAAGCTAGTCTTGCTTCTTTAGCCAAATCCTTGGAACAACTTGCTTCTGCTCCCGCTCAAGCCCCGGCTGCAGCTGGTGGTAGAGACGAACAGTTGCGGTCTGAACTTCGCAAGTATTTTAAAACATTGGGAAATACAAAAGCACGGACTCATATTCCTCACTTAGACTAATGAGTTTCTGTATGTGATTTTTACAAAGGGTCGACCATAGTGTTGGCCTTTTTTTTATTTATTTTTTTTTCTTGCACCATGAATAATTATATGTGTGTTTTTGCAGAGGCAAAATTTGCTTCAGGGAATAAGCTAATATTCTCTTATATTTAATAACGTGAGGGAGAACGAAGATGGCCACTTTCGCTAATACATTAAACCCAACTCCGTTTTCTGCTTTTGACTCGGATTCAGACTTCCAGTCAGATGCAGATTCGATGTTTACGTTCGTGCGAAGAAAATTAGGTGATGACATCCTTTCTGTCGAGCTTACTAAAAAACAGGTTTGGGCATGTTTCGAGGAATCTGTTTTCGAGTATGGTAAGTTTGTCAATGAATATATGACAAAATCTCAGTTGTCTAACATGCTGGGTGGTTCCACAGGATCTCTTTCCGGAAGTGAGGCTAGATTCCCAAGAGAGACTTTGGAATTTTTGATGCGTAAAGCTGAACCTTATGCGACTCATGCTGCAGTCGGAGGTTCGCACAATGTTGTCACAGGCTCTATCGTTCTGACTGGTTCTAAACAGGACTACGATATATATGAAAATCTTAGAGATGAGTCTGGTAATTTAATTGTTAACAACTCTGCAAATTCACCAAAAACCAAAATGCGAGTTTTTGAAGTCTTTCATTTTAATCCACAGGCTGCTTATCGATTCTTTGATACTACATCTGCCATCAACTACCTGAATAACGAATTTAGTTTTGAGGCGTTTACACCTGAAACTGTGTTCTATGTATTGCCAGTTTTTGAAGATGTACTTCGAGCCGGCCAGATGGATATATCAAATAGAGTAAGAAGGTCAAATTTCAGTTATCAGTTGATTGGTACAAAGCTTAGAGTATTTCCTCGTCCCACAGCTGCTTCCGATGGTAAAAACCTCTGGTTAAAAGTCGGTTTTGTAAACGACGGATTAGCACCTTCATATACAGACGAAACTCTTGATGGTATATCAAATCCCAGTAACCTTCCTTATGGAAACGTTTCTTATAGTGCAATTAATTCTATGGGAAGACAGTGGATTAGACAATATACCTTAGCATGCTCTAAAGAAATTCTCGGTCTTGTTAGATCTAAATTTTCTTCGGTACCTATTCCAAATGGAGATCTATCTCTAAACGGTGGTGATCTTATAAGTGCTGGAAAAGAGGAGAAAGATAAACTTAGAACTGAACTCAGAGAGATGTTTGATTCACTTACTTACGATAAGTTGATTGAAGGTCAAGCTACAGAAGCCACAAACCTTCAGACGATTTTAAAGACTGTTCCCATTCCGTTAGGCAAATCCATAATCATAGGCTAGGAGAAACCTGATGGCAAGATTATTTGTAACACCCAGAGAAATAGATCTTATTTCAGATCTAACTAAAGAAATACACAAGGATGTAATAGGCCAAGTTATCTATTACTATTCTGTACGTGAAGACATTAGCGAAGTCCATGACGTGTATGAAGAAGCAATGGAAAAAGTCTTTGATGCTCCAATAGAGATAGACGCTAGGCTTGAATGGCAAGCCAAAGAAGTTAACACGGACCGTTTTGGTCATCATTCAACTTACAATATTACTGCATACCTTCACTACCGCGACGTAATCGACCGTGGTTTAGAAGTCAAGGTTGGTGATTATTTTTCTTTCGGTGATAACTTCTTTGAAATAACTTCTATGAAATACGATTCATTAATTTATGGTCAAATCGAACACTACACCGGTTTTGTGTTAACAGCTAAAACAGCTAGAAAAGGCCAGATTGATGTTCGTCCGATTGGTCCGACAGAAGAGATATATACTGATGCCGATGCCGTACAAGAAGAATTTACTCAACAACGAGGCGATCATACCAAGGGTGATCGTAGAGAGTTGGTTGAAGATGGCGTAATTCCAAAGCCTGAAACCGGTTCAAAATCT